CCTAGGCGGCGTCCGCGGTCTCACAGAACCAACCGGAGCCAGTCCAGGTGACCCGCATCCAGGACCCTGCAGTAGGGGTCCAGGTCGTTTTGCTCGTGTGACGAAGGGGGTACGAGATTTCGTTCAACGCACCGACGACTCGAACGACTTTGGGCTGAGTGAAGTCGAAGGTGACGTTGGCGTTGTCGATCATGATGACGAAGGAGGTCCCCTTGAGGGACAGCGCATCGGTGCTCGAAGATCGCATGTGGGTGAGGGTCTGCCCCGTCGTTAGAGCCAAGTGAACGAGCTTGTAGGCCTGCCAGGCAATCCGCTGACCGACGTTGTCGTTGTCGGTCGTAAGGACCACTTGGCTGGTCGTGATCGTTTCCTCGCCGATGAACGGTTCTAGGCTCCCGATGGCACCGCTGGTGCCCTGCTGACCCAACATGCCGGCCGAAGCGATACAGCCTCGGCTGGTCGAAACCTGGCCGCTGTGCGTCGCACGAAGGGCCTGATTGTGGCAGTTGGCGTCCGTCCGGACAAAGGTCACGTCTCGGAGCTCGATGACCCCGCACGCAGCACCATCGCCGTTGGTGTCAGCACCACCGATGGCTGCACGCTCGGCGTAGGGGGCAGCGGTGTTGAGCCCCCAGTTCTCGATGCGAGCACCCAGAACCCGGATATAGCCGTCGGTATAGCTCGACGAGATGGCGTTCTTCTGGACGTTCGAGATCGTTCCCCGAACCTCGACAGCGAACCGAGGTCGGATGCCCACGGTGGCCCCGTCGATAAGGGCGTCGACCTGAGCCACCTGGCCACCGGTCTTGATGGCGTCGCCGGTCGTGTGGAGGACCTCGCCGTGGAAACGGCGGTAGATCTGCACACCCTGGCTGTAATCGACCGTGGTTTGCATGGCCGAAGTCGCGGTGATGGCCAGATCGTTGATCGGGTTCTCGACCGTCCCCCGGACCGAACAGTTGATCAGATCCCCATCAGGGGCCTTGATCTGAGGCTCGACCATCAGGCCGCCGATCGTCTTGGTGACGTGGACGTTGGTCAGGGACACCCGACCAGGACGGTTATCGGCGTTGCCCATCTCGCTGTATACTTGGACGATGCCGTTTTCCATCGACACATTGGAGATGGCCACAGTCAAGTGCTTGATACCGGCTCGTCTAGAGTTGGCTCGGATGAAGATATCGCCAACATTGTCGCTGCTATAGGCTGCGTCATCGAGCTTCATGTCGATGTTGGTGATCTTAATCTCTTCGCTTTCTTCTACGTGGATACCAGACTCGGACCAGTTCAGTCCATTATACCCGTCGATGTAGCAGGCAGTTCTGCTAGCGACGACCGGATCAAGGTCGTTGATGTCCGTGTGAGCAGTGATGTGGTGCGAGCCGCCCTCGCAGTCGATCCCTCGGAAGAAGGAGCGCCCCATGTAGTTGTTCCGGGCCGCGAAATAGTGGGCCTGGTCGGTATGGACGGTCCACTTCATCGGGTAGCCACCACGAGCCCGAACGTCGCGGAACGTCGTGGTCTCGCAGTTTCTGGCGTCTACGCCGACGTGGATGGTGTTGATGACCAGGACGTTTTCGACCAGCACTTGTTCGTAGCCCTGGATGACGATCAGTCGACCGTAGCCCTTGTTGGACGACGAGCCGCCATGCGTTCGCTGGTATTCGTACTGCGCCTCGTTTCCGGCTCGGTTGCCATCCAGAATGCCGCCGCCGTGCATGTGAAAGAACCGATTGACGGTGGCCTGGGCGTCCGTGCCTGCGAAGTACATCAGGCAATAGTGGGTGTTGTCGGCCAGACGCAGAGTCGAACCATTCAGGTCGAAGTCGACCCAGCCTCGGAGCGTGAACATGGCGTGCGAGGGTCGATCGATGCGGTCACATAGGCCCCCACTATCGAACAGATAGGTGGCCTTACGCCGGCAGACGATGCTCACTGCATCTGGGGCAGCATAGGCCAGGCGCTGCCAGGCAGGCTTGTCGTTGGTGGTGCCGTCGCCGAACGCACCGAACCACTCAGGACGCACGGTCTGGCCCTTGGTGATCGTGAACGCGAGCTTATCATCCGCCACGAACACGCGGGGCGCTTCGTCGGCCACCCAGCCACCGAAGATAGGGTAGTGACCGGCCTCGATTTCGCCCGTGATGGTCAGATTGACCGGGTTGGAGCGGATTAGCTTACCGCCCGGCAGGATCTTCAGCGGGGCGTTCAGGGTGAGATTAGAACCGATCTTGTGCGGCTTGGTGATCAGCAAGGTAGACCCTGCCGAAACCGCCGCTGCGTCGGCGGCCGCCAGGGCTGCACGGTCATCAGCCGTTCCATCGCCCACGGCTGAATACGCCTGGGGCGTGATGTAACCCAGCGATGCTCGAGAAATTCGAGCCGCCAGGAGGGCCGGACTGGGAACCAGCACCGCCGAACCCCCGGCCGTCGGCACCAACGGGTAGAGGCCATCACTGCTGGGGCCACCAGTAGCCGTACCGACGGCCCATGCGGCATAGCCCGCGAAGCGGTCTCTGACGTCCACAGCGGTGGTCTGAGCCTGTCCAGCGACCTGGGCAGCATTGTTGGACACATTCGCAGCGGCGAGCATGGCGGCCTGGAGTTCAGCCAAGCTGCTGAACGCGCCCCAGTCCGCGATGAAATCGTCCAGCTTCTGCATGTCCTCCGCGACGGACTTAACGATCTCGTATTCTTCACCGATCATCCGATCGATGAGACCTTCGGGACCAGCGGCGACAGTACCAAAGAGGGGTGCAGCAGGCATATCTTAGACCCAACCATTCTTCACAAAGCGGGCTTCACCGGTCAACGAAGCAACCGGCACCAGGTCTTGTTCGAGCGTTTCAATACAGATTGACTCGTAATTTCTGAGATGCTCTGCGGCTTTAGCCGTACTCTCTTGGGTGTTCATGTGGCTGAACACCTTGCTTGCGACGAAAGCCGTGAGCGCTCCCGTCAGAAACTCGGGAAGCTCCAGAACTTGGAGAGGCGTCGACACCAAAAGTTCGGTGTGAGACGCCTGGTATAGGATCCCCAGCGGGGCGCCGGGGATGGGGTGAGGAATTTGAAGCAGGGCAGGCTGAGGCGTGTAGACGCTGTTGCGTCGGTTGGGATCGTTGATCGGCAGCTTGCAGCCGTGGCCGTCATAGACGGCCATCACCTTGATCACGTCGTTGGTGAAGGGCCTGCCGATGTCGTTGATGTACCGCGGAGAAGGATCGCTCACGTCGGTGTTTGACAGGGCGTACTTCTTGTCGAGGGGATAGTTGGTCCTGTTTCCGATCTGCTCGTCGATGAACAGCGAGTCCTCCTTCAAGAGGAAGCGCGTGTAGAGCTTCTTCAGACCGGAGTTCGCGTACAGCACGATCTCCGCCTTCTTCTCCTCGTCGATCACCCCGCCCTCAGCCAGAGACAGGTTGGAGAGCTCGCCTACGGCCAGCCGGCGATACAGTTCGGTCAGGTCCATTGGATGGGCTCACACAATATAAGATGAGAGGGCGGAAGATGTTTCCGGGATTTCGTCTTCCCACTCGGGACCACCATTGTGACCCATCATAGGATTTGCTTCGGAAGGCTTCCAAGGAGTTAGATAACCCAACATCGAGATGGCGTCGATGAAATCATCTTTGCCTTTGATGCCGCTCTGGGTGGCGAGTCTAATCTGACCCAGGCAGTAACCCATGATCTCCGACGTCTTCATTTCCTGCGGGAAGTACATCTTCCCCGACTTGAACCAGGGAACGACGACATTGAAGCGCGACAGCTTGTCGACGACTGGGCGGATGCCGGGCTCGGTGCCCTTCTGATTGGACGCGAAGTTGAACCAGATGTTCCGGTTCATCATCTCCAGCTGGAGCAGCTTGATGTAAGCCTGCTGCTGTCCCGTGACCTCGATCCCGACCGCCTGGGGCCGGTACTCCTGGACCAATCGAAACAGGTCGTCCCAGGTCTTGTCGATCGTCTGGCGGGCGTGGATCCCGTCGACCCAGAACCAGTCACCTTGAGCGTTGTAGGCCCAGACCGAGATATTGGAGAAGTCGGCGGTCTGCTTCTTGGACGTGGCGATATCGCTGGTGATGTAGAAGTTGAACGTCGACACCATGTTGAGGAGCTGGGACCGAGAGTACCAGCGGATCTCGGCGTCCTGGACCAGGCGCTCTTCTTCGCTGGTGATCCGGAGCATCAGCTCCTGCAGGAAGGACGCCAGCTGTCCGTTAAGCACCGCCAACTCGTACTGCTCCAGCACATACTCATAGGTGAAGCGGTCGGGCCAGGCGGAGACGAAGTCCTCCTTGGGGCACGGGAACTTCTCGCACACGGGCCAGACGTTCACGTCCCAGGCGCCGGACTCGACGGCCTGGACCAGGATGTCTTCCTTGCCAAACGGCGTGCCGTTGAAGATGACCTTGCGCCTGGTCGGGTCGAGGGCGTGGTTGATGCCCTTGTAGACCGTGTCCTTGATGGCCAGCATCGCGGCCTGGCTCTTGCTGTCGTCGTCGCTCACCAGGTCGTCGAGCACGGCCAGCTTAGGACGCTTGCCGAAGATCTTGGTACCGCGGATGCCGGTCTTGGCCCCGAACATCTTGATGCCGAGGCGGTGGCCTTCTTTGTTCGTGAACTCGATGTACTTGTCGGTAAACCGGGCTCCAGGCAGCCATTCCTGCAAGAAATCGCTGTTATTGTACCGGAATTCGATGTTTTTCCGGGCAGAGGCGACCCCGTTCTCCATGGAGTCGGATACGTAGATCATGCCGTCGATCTTCCCGAGACCCGGCAAAAAGCCCATCACGGCGATGAAAAGGCAGAAATACTCCATGAACAGGGTGGTTTTAGCCGCCCCACGGAAGCACAGATTGGCGATGTAGGACCCGCCGTTGGCCACCTTATCGAGCATGGCGAGGTGGACCGGAGGGGTCTTGTGCGACTCCCCGGTCGAACCGTTCACCAGCTTGATGAAGTTCATGAACATCAGAGCGAACTCTGATGGCAGGTAGTCGGGGCTGTTGAGGAAGGAGTAGTCAACCTCATCCAGCCATACGTCGAGCTCCTGCTTCTTGAGAGGGGGCTTAAGCTTCATTCGGGACTTCCTCGAACTCGGCTTCGATGATGCTCATGTCGGCAATCTGCCGGGCTGAGGCTCCGTTCTGGATGAGCTGTTGCTGCTGAAGGGCCATCTGGCGCATGGCTTCCTTCATCTCAGTCATGCCCGAAGAGTCCTTCAGGGTGACATCGATGCTGGCTTTGATAGCTTCAGGGCGCTTCAGGTGGGTAAGAAGCGAATTCGCCGCCTCTGTACGCACCTTCTCCGACGCTGCGGTGGTCATAAGGTCGTACTGAGTGTTGATTGCCTCCTGGTAGATGTGCTGGTTAAGCACCCACGAAGGCACGGCGGACTGCTCGAACACGAGGTTGACGAGCTTTCCCTTGTTGTATGCCGCCACATAAGCGGCGATGTCCTTGGACGAAGTGCCCTTGGAAATCAGGTCCGTGTAGCGCTGCGGGAAGGTCTTCGTGTAGGCGATCAGGTTGGAATCGCCTAGGAGCTTGAAGCTCACGTACATGACCGCGTGCAGGTAATCCTCGGTCTTGAACTTACCATCGCGAAGCACGGACGTGTAGTTCAGGAAGTTTTCCCTGACTTGTTCGGCGATGATTGGATCGCCGACCGCAGTGTTGATCCTATCGACCAATTGCTGCGTGATTGAGCTTTTCAGGTTTGCGGGGACCGCCCGCTCCACCACTTCTTTAGTAAGCACTTTAAACCCTTCAGGATGAGTGATATTTCACTTCTGTCCGGGCTCTCAGGTGCTTCGGGCGTGTAGGGCAGTCAGGGTCCGTTTGGTCGCGGAGGAACCCTGGCTGCCTTTTCGTTTTAGATGTCTCGTTGGTAGGTCGGCCGCATAGGCATCCCGAAGCTGTCGACTTCTTCGTCGACCGGCTCGTAGGTGGCGGCGAAGATGTCCGGCTTGCACGGGTAGTACCGGCCCTCGGTGGGCTCAGGGATGATCCAATCGCCCGGCGTCAGGTAGGCCCGTTGCTCGTGGGCCGTGATCACGTAGGGGATCAGGACCTCTCCGGAATCCAGCAGCTTGCGCTCCCAGTGGACGCCCTTCTTCACCTGCCCATCCGGAAACCACTGCTCGGCCTCGATCACGACCGGCTTCTTGCGAAAGCGGGCCATCAGCCTTCGTCCTTGTAGATCTTCGACAGCGGCACGCCGAAGGAGTCGCAGGGCTCGGCAGCCTGCATCAGCTGCTCCTTCAGGGCGTAGCCCATCAGACCCCAGATCTTCTTCTTGGCGTCCTCGAACGCGATCCGCTCGCCGATGTCCTGCTGGTAGTTCTCCGGACTGGCGCAGGCGCTCTCGCCGGTGACCACGAACCCATTCTTCAGGACGATGACGCAGATCGTCAGCAGGCCGTGGCTGGGGTGGGTCGGTTGGCCCTGCTCTTCCAGAGCGTCGCCGACGTTGATGTAGTTCACGCAGCTGATGTTCGCGTCGAGCTCCTCGGAGGTCACCCGAGGGGCCACTGCACGCTTCTTCAGTTCGTCTTCAGTGGGCGGAAAGAGGAAGGTGTCGGTCATGTCAGGATGCTTTCTATTATCGTTGAGTGGGTACTCGGTTTCCATCCGGGGATGGAAACCTCGCGTTCAGATGATGCTCAAGGCATGGTCAACGACGATCGGTGCTCTATGCGGCGAGTACATCGCCTCGTTGGATGTGAGCCACTTGTCCGAGACGATCTGGAGGTCGGTACGCCCGAGCTCTTCGGCTAAGTGTCGAGCGTAGCTGGTCTTTTCGTTGCACCAGACGAAGTAGGCGCCTTGCGGGGCTTCCCTCATCTGGTGCGTCGTGTGCCCTGCCCCACGCTCTTCCTCCGAAATTCCCAGGATCTCATTCATGTTGATCCAGGTGTCGCGAACGATCCTAGTCACGATCATAGGGTTCAGAGGCTTGGGCGCGGGGCGGGGCATGGGTCAGGCAGCCTTGGACCAGTCGATCACCAGGTCGTCGTTCACGACCGACCAGTCTTCGGCCAGGACGTCCGTCTGCGACGCGAGCCAAGGAACGACCACGCCCTGGGCCGTCTTCATGGCGAGGTAGGCGCCGTAGGGGACCATCGGGCCAATGTTGTCCTTGGCCGCTTGGGTCTGAGCCGGGTAGCTGGCGGCCGGCACGAGGTAGAGCCACATACCCTTCCCGTTCCAGCCGGAGCGCGTCACGCGGGCTCCGTCTTTAAGCTTATCCAGCGCCCACCCGAAGCAACTGCCCGGATCGTGCGCCGGCGCCGACTCGACGGTTGACGCAGGGGCAGAAACTTCTAACTGCGCCTTGGCCGTCAGCACCTGGTAGTCCATCCAGCGCCAGCGAGCGTGATGGACTTCCACTTCGAGATCGCCGTCGAAGTTCAGAGATTTCAGGAGCAGCCGACCGCTATCCAGGCCGAACACTTCGACGTCGATGCAGTTCTGGCTGTGGACCTGCGTAACGCTCGCGGGGAATTCTCGGTACGGGGCACCGGGACCGATGACTTGACCACGGACCAGCACTTGCCGACCGACGGTCGGAGTGATGGGGCTTTCTTTGTCGGTCATATTTTCTACCTGTCAGGATCGCGCCGCTGCTTCGGCGCTTTACAGGATAGTCTTTAGGTCCTATATCGCTGATCCACAAGCCCCGTACTCCCCCATTGCCTCCTTCAAATAAGAAGAGAAGAGGCCCGAGGGTCCTATTGTCCAAACACTCCTGACGGAGTGGTTTGAACCCAGGGAATAGAGGGAAAATCCCCACCAGATTAAGTAGAGTATTTACATCGGCCCACTACTGGGCCACGCCTTTAACCCTGCCTGGAAGGGTGGGTTTGTGCCTGACGAAGCCATGACCCCAGCGAGCGGTGGGGATATAACACTCGCAACAGATAGACGGGTTTCTCTCCTCGCCCGGATGACCTGTATCGAAAGCCCGCCACCGGAATGAGCCGGTCGGCGGGCTTTCTTTTTGGCGGCTTAGGTCAGACTTTCCATACAATTTAGCTCTATAGTCTCGCCGTCTCTCGCGAGCGGGACCAGCGCTACCCCCCTCTCTTCAGGATGGTTTGGGGTACACGCTGGTAGGGAGCCCACGGCCCCGTTCTCTATAAGGGACGGGGGAACCAGCTCACATGCTACGACACCTGGGGTTCTTTACCTGTCCCCTAGGCAGCTCTGCATGCTGTGTCTGGTTCCTCCATTTTTCCCCGAAGAGCCTTGGAGTGGAGGCCGGAGGTGGGCTTTAGAGATTGCGTTAAAGTAGTGCAACTCGACCTCCCCAATTTGGGCGGTCACTATGTCGCACCGACTTACCTTGACACCCTCTCGGCCAGAATATGGTCGGTGGTTACGACACATTCGGTCACAAGGCTGATGAAAGTTTCTCGCAGCGGGTGGATGTCGACGTAGCCCCGAGGCGTCAGCCTCAAGAGGTGACTGGTTCCAATCCGCTCCACCCACCCAGCTCGAACCAGCTCGCCCACCTTCCGACGTACGCTCTCCCGCGGAATGTCGGTGATGTCGGCGATCGATTGGACGCTCACCGGCAGGGCCGGCAGTGGGTCCACCTTCCCTGTGAGCATCTCGCCAGGCAACAGCTCAGGATAGTCCGGGTGCTCGTTCATCCTCAGGATGATGACCTGCAGTACGAGAAGCTTGTCGAGGTCGCCCCCACACAGCTGGCGCCCTTGAACCACGGACCTCACCAGCAACCTGTTCACAGGCTTGGAGAGGTGGGGGTAGTAGTTCTCGATGATTGGCCGAAGCCGGCCCCTGGTTCTGGGCATGGGGTCAATCCTCCCAATTAACGCAACACGATCTTGAGTCTGCGGGTTCCTCAGACCAAGGCCAGGCACTATTGGGAAGCTTTAAATAATCACACTATCGGATTCAGCGTGTTCAGATTAGAGCTTCGACGTTAGGTAGAATCGACATGTAGTCGACTCACTTGCTCAGATGAGTGGCTCTCCCGAGCATTCACTCCAGCAACGTCTGGCTCTGGCCCATGCCCCTAACAACTTCTTAGCGTCGACTCGATCGGCTGTGGCCTTATCGAAAGCCTGTGCTTTCTCTCTAAGCTCTGCAGCTCTGGGGTGACCACCATCAGCTAGGGCCAGCATCTTAAGAGCCAGGTCCGTGTGGGTCATAGGTTCCTCAAACATATGTCGGGACGTAAAGAGAGATCTCATTTTTTATATAAAGTTGAGATCGTGGTGAGCATTCGCCGTAGGCCGATTTTCGTTTGTTGTGTGTTAGCGCACTACACTGGGGGCTATGCCCCCCTAACACTAACACTACCCCCCCGGGGTCAATCTCTAACACAATATAGGGTACCCCCTATGTCCTTAGGCGCTGACGCGCCTCTCAGGTTCTAACCCGATAATAACTCAGGAGGTCTACATGGCCGACATCCGCATGGCTGGCGCTAGCCTGCTCACCACTGTCACCGAGGTTGCTAACACTGCTACCTCGCTGGTCACATCCGTTGGCACTGGTGCCAAGATGCTCAACGCCTTCGCTGACAATGCCCACTGGCAACAAAGCAAGCGTATCGCTGTCTCCAAGGTGGGCTACGAGGATAACCTCGTCACCACCAAAGCTCTCGAAATCGCTAAGTCGAGGGCTACTCTCCATGACTACATCTCTGCTAATCCGACGCAGAGCACTGAAATCAACGACATCATCACCGAACTGAAGAAGGCCTTGGCGTAAGCCAGGGCTAACTTCAGCCTAAAGACAGTCCACACTCTGTCTCCCCAACATATCCCGCACATGCTGTTGAGCGATAGTCCAACCTAGCCTCAACTCATGTCTACTTTCCATCAACTCATAATCCCCAAAGGGGTCATCCTGATGAACTACGCACGAGGCATCTTCATCTCGGTCTACACGGCCATGATCCTGGCGTTCTTCGCCTTTGTGAGCTTCAAGTCGGCACCTGGCATTCAGCCGGGTTTCGGTCTGTCTCAGATGGCCAGCGAGCACCTGGTCTATCGCACTGGCGTGGCCAGCTTCATGCTCTCGGGCATGTTGTTCACCTGGGCCTTCATCCTGATCTTCCTGTGGCTGTTCACGCCCAAGCCGATCCAAGACTGATGGCCTTCTGGGCCTCGATCGTGACCATGCTGGTGGGCATCATGCTCTCCAGCGTCGTCCACAATCCCAAGATGCTCGTCATCGGCTTGTCGCTGGTGGTCGTGAGCCAAGCCCTGATGTTCTACGCAGGCTGGTCCAAGGCCAGGTCACAGGCGCGTCCTAAAATGAAGGGCTTGGCGCCAAAGCCAAGTTGATCCACACAGATCCCACGAGGGCAAAAGCCCCATCATCCTGAAGGACTACCTCATGCATATCTTGCCTGAGACCGTGGCCTATTGGTGCCTGGTCGCTGCCTGCATCCTGCCGCCTACGCTGGGCACTTCCCTCTTCGTCATGGCTGTCGGCGGAACCAATCAGGCTAAGGCCAACCGCGTGGTGGCCCTGGTCCTGTCGACCGTGATCTTCGCGGTCTGGCTGCCTCTCATCACGGCCATGCCCCTCATCGCTCAGTCGATGAAACTGGTGCCGGCGTGAAGATCTCTCCCGAGCTGCCCATCTTCAACGATCCAAAGGCCAGCGTGGAACACCACCTGGCCTTGGCGTCGAATTACGAGATCAAGGCTATCGATATGCAGGAGCGCCACCACGTTCATGCACCAACGGTCGCCAAGTGGGCCGAACGACACCTGAACAAGGCTGTCGAGATCAGCACCTACTACGGTCTCTGACCTGACCACTGAGCGAGGGGCGCTGACGCGCCTTTCGTGAGTTTCTCACTCTCCATTTCCCAAGCCGGAACACCGGCCTCATCCTGAAGGACACCATCACCATGGCTATCGATTTCAAGAGCACCCTGAACAGCCGCAACCAAGTTCAGACCACGACCGCCAAGACCGAACGGAAGCCGACGGCCCAGTTCTGGTTGAACTTCGGCTACATGGTCGCCTCGACCACCGAAGGTGAAGACTCGCGCTTCGTCAGCCTGCCCATGGGCATCCCGCTCGACACCATGGACAAGGTCAGCGTCCGTTCGCAGAACCAGGACTACGCCCAGTTCCAGGCCGCTCGCAACGACCTGCTCGACCAGATGCTGGAAGCCGCCGGCGCCCTGCAACCGGGCCAGGACTACGTGCTCGAAGTCGAAGGCGGCCTGGCCGTTCAGATCCGTCGCGTCGCCGCGGAAGTCGAAGCTCCGAAGACCGACGAGTCGAACATCTACGCTCGTCCGAAGCTGTTCAACATCGCCGCCTAAACCAGGGCCGGCGCCTCAAGACAATCTGTAGAACGAACCCTAGAGCACACAGCTCTAGAGTTCGCTTTATCTCTACTGATAGTCCAACTGGCGATAGACCAACTTCAACTTTTCAGCCGATTTTGGCGATAGACACCTAAAGGCTAAACAAGCCATGTCGAACACTGAAACTGACCAATTTCTGATCGCCATTGAGAGGCAAAACCAAGCCTTTCCGGAGGAGGTTTCGATCTCATCCAGCTACGCTCTCCCGATCTTCAACACAGGCATGGCACACTGGAACATCGTGGACGCCGAAGGCACTGGCGATGTCGTCGCCACCGTGATGTTCCGGATGCCGACCGACACCAAGACCCAGATGAGCCAGCGGTATATGCGGGCCGTCCAGGACCGGGCCGAACGCCTGGCCACCCTGATCAACGACGGGCTGGCCAAACAAAAGGCTGACCGGGCGATCATGGACCAAGGCTGATGGCCACCGAGCGGAACCAAGAGCACCGCGGCAACTACGGCTCCGTCGTCTTCACCTGCGACGAGGTCGGCTGCGATGAGCAGCACGACACCGAATACACGACCTGGGACTACGCCAAGGACAACGTGAAGCAGGCTGGCTGGTACATCATGCCTGACGGGCGTGGTGGCTGGGACCACCTGTGTCCTGCCCACGGCAAGGCCAGGTACATCGAGCAGAAGCGGGCCGCAGAGCCCAGCACCAAGGCTGACCTGCCTTGGCTAAAAAGGACATCCTGAACATGAAACTCTCGATCGAAACGACCATCAAAGTCTTCGACGACACCACCGGCTTGTACGTCGCGGTGAGCCCGGATGCAGATGGCCTTGGCCTCTGCCGGATCCAGGTCGTCGAAGGAGATGACGTCAGGGAGATCCATTTTCCCTGGGGGATGGCCCAAAGCATCGCCCAGGTTCTAGGTCGAGCCGCCATCCAAGAGCTCGAAAAGAAGGACCGCACCTGATGGACGGACAGCACAAGCCCTTCGACCCTGTCGTCGTCCGAGAAGGACAACAGCGAATCCGGACCATCAGGGACTTCCTGGTGAAGGCTGACGACGCTGCCGACGCTCTGGAGTGGTTTAACCAATACGCCTGGGGAAAGGCCAATCCCATCAAGGTCAACGCCTTGCCTGTCGCCATGGCCACTCCGGGCTCCAGTACTGCCGAGGCCTACCTCAAGAGAGCTGCAGAACGCTTCGCCGATCAGATCCTGAGGTCTGCGATCGAAGAAGCCAAAGAGCACTTCGAGGCCGGCCGTGAGGCCATCAATCCCAAGAATAAGGGTTAATCATGGACCAAGTCAGAGCTCTGACCAAAACCGAAGCTACCCTGGTCGCCCAGGCCCTTCGGAACGAAGCCGATCGCGTGATGGCCTTGGGCCTGAACGCTGATCTCATGGCCGCTGTCGTCTCCACCGAAGGCCTCGACGACGAGGTCAGGTCCCGCCTGACCAACCGAGCCGTGGGCATGACCAAGAAGGTCGACGCCCTGGAACTGCTGGCTGACATAATCGGCCGGCACGGCGCCTTGATCACCGGTCCTATGATCATCCCGGAGCTCGGTTGATGATCGACGAACTCAAACGCCAGAGGATCAACAACCACCACTGGTACATGGTCCAAACCGTGGGCCGTAAGGTCCACGACGGCACGGTCAGCGAGCGATGGGACGGCACCCACGGGCTGCAAAACGCCCTCAGCATCGCTGCGACGCTGATAGACGACAACGAATCCGTCCTTCGGATCGAGATCTTCTCCAGCATCCCCAACCCGCATAGCTCGGGACGCCTCAGAGGACCGTTAGTCGCTGTCATCGATCTGAACGGCCTGGTGCTGAACCAATGATCCTCATCTCCGGGTCATTCACCTACCAGGTCCTGATCTCGTGCTGTGGGTGTGGAAAGCAGGCCCTGAGCCGGCATCACACCCATGTTCAGCAAGCCAGTGCCTCCGAGATGCAGGAGATCCTGCAAGCTCAGTTCAGGACAGAGCAGCCTGATATCCCGATAGGTTGGTCCATGAACGGGCGCGACAAGCTCTCATGTGAGAGCTGCAAGCCATCATGAGATGGTCAACCTACCATCGACTGAGAAAGTACCGTCGTAAGAAACACAACGGCGGCTGGAACGACCGCTATGCGGTCCTTTACTGGCGCTATCACCACAAACTGTACGGCAGCTCTCAAGAGCTGTGGAGATAATACATGCTCATCCCTAAACAGATCCACCGTGCCCAGGAACTCCTGGGCCAACACGAGCAGCTGGCCCACACGCTTGCGCGGGCCAAGCAAGACGACAGCCGCTTCCGGATGCAGGTCACCTACTTCAGCCCATCCAGCCGCTCGGCCAACCAGCCCCACACTCGCGACGTACAGATCGACCAGGATCTGTTCGTCCAAACGGTCACCACCAAGATCGAAGCGATCGTGGCCGAGCTGGCGGCGCTCGGCGTCAGCGTCGAAGACCAGGCCCAGGCCTGATGGACGCCCAACTCATGGTCCTCTCTGCCGGCGTCAACGACCACGGTGGCGAGGGCAGCTACCAGGAAGAGCGCCGTCTGACGGCCAAAGGCTGGCAGCGGCGACAGAAACGCAACGGGCGCCGCTGGAGCAAGTGGCGGATCTGCAAGGAGACCGACCAATGGTAGCCGCCATAAGGATCCTGGGGGACAGCGTCATGACCCCTAAAGGCCACGAAATCATCCGATACGGACAGGACGGCCAAGTCACCTTCCGTTCGTTGAACGGTCGACAGCTGTTCCCCCTAAATTCGGATGGCACGGCCCCAAATCGGCGTGACCGTCGCAAGGCAAAGACCTGATGCCCTACATCTCACCGCCCGACAGCCACCGCCTTCGTGTCCTCCATGCTGAGCCTGTCCAGGCCCACCCGGAGGAGGTCCAGCACATGGCTGAGGAGCTCAGTCAATTCAGACGAGCCAAGGGCACCAAGACCCTGCTCGACGAGTTCGCCATGGCTGCTCTGCAGGGGATCCTCGCCAACGAGCACTTTCACACCATCACCTACGAAGGCAGGACCGATCTTGCCGTCAGGGACGCCTACGAAATCGCCAAAGAGATGATGAAAGTTCGATCCAATGCGTGAAGCCGACGTCGCCAACACCTCTCGCACCGGCGGTAAGAACCGCTGGACCCCTGAAGAGAAGGCCCAGCTGGACCACCACTGGGAGGTGCTCTGCAACGCCCTGCCCGATCGATCGCCGATCAGCCTCGCCATGCGCCTGGTCGTGCTGGAGAAGGAAAAGACCCATGGCTGAGGATAAGAGTTACCGAGATCAGCTCACCCAAATCCTGACCCGAGGCCTCGTTAATCAGCACAGCAGCGCCCACGGCGGACAGTTCTACGTGGTCGGCTTGGACATGGCCCAACTGCCTGGAAAATACGACGATCGAGACGAGGCTGAAGAGCTTCTCACGAAACTGCGTCTCGACGCCATCGTAGCCCTGCAAGGCGATCCCGTAGCATGGCGGGTCAAAGACTTCGCCGATGGCTGGATCCTCTGCCACACCGAGAAGCAGGCTCTCCTGGAGGCTGAAAGCGCCGGCAACCTGGTCCAGGCCCTGGGGGTGATCTCGTGATCCTCAACTGGGGAAACTGGCTTCTCAACGAGCCAGCACCTGACGACGATCCCTGCACCCAATGCGGCGCCGTTCCAGGCACCGAGGAATACGGCACCGTTGGCGATGGCTTCGACGGGCTCTGCCCCAGCTGCGCCGACGCTGTCGAACCTGAAGAGGAAGACTGACCATGGAGCTTAAGCTCTATTTCATCGCTGCCGAGATCGACGGGGAGGACTACGACCTGTTCGCCTGGGCCGACTCACCTGACCAGGCCCGACGGAAGCACCGAGAGCACTTCGAACTGGTGAGCGAGATGGACACGGTCCTGCTCTTCGAGATCCCCACCACGCCTCCTACCCATGCCAAGGCCCTGGCCTGGCACGATGACATAAAGGAGATCATCGGCTAGGACTCCTAAGACACAATTTGTAGGGGGACTACACATGCACAAGCTGCTCATCGCTGCTCTCGCCGTCAGCCTGCTGGCCGGTTGCGCTGGAACTAGCTGGGACACGACCGCTGGCGGTACGCCGATCACGGCCGAGGGGCTCAACCAGGTGCTGACGCAGACAGCCGCCTACACTAACGGGCCGCTGCAAGAGAGCACTCAAGCAATGCTGGCCCAGTCGGCAAACTATCAGGCCCCTGAAGTTCAGAAGATCAAACAACCCGACGGGACGACCTGGGTCTACTGCCGGGGCGTCACCAACGCACTCTACGTCTGCAGGACGTATTAGGAGGCCAAATGGCCGACAAGATCGTTCCCTTCCCGACCAGGTGGGCTGGTCCGTCCGAGCCTAACATCCAGAACATCCCTATCCGCACCGCGGAGGGTCGTAAGATCCGGGATGCCTTCACCAAGAGCGGATCCAATCCCAACACCGTGATCACTGACGGGCTCACCCCGGAAGCCACCTTCTACGGCAAGCCCAACCCCGTCGACGTGACCAAGATGATCTTCGTCTTCGGATCCAACGAGGCTGGTGTCCATGGTGCTGGCGCTGCTCGATTGGCCTACCAACGTCGGGGAGCTATCCTAGGACAGGGCTACGGCCTTCAAGGCAACAGCTTCGGGATCCCTACCAAGGGCAAGACCATCAAGACCCTGCCGTTGAACTCGATAGCGGCCTACGTCCATTCGTTCCTGGCCTTCGCCAAGGAACACCCTGAGCTCGACTTCCAGGTGACGGCTGTAGGCTGCGGCCTCGCCGGTCTACAGCATCGTGACATCGCCCCGATGTTCCGCCTGAACCGGGCTGACACCCTGCCCAACCTCTACTTCGACGAGGTGTGGCGGCCCTTCCTCTGTGTCGAGGCCAAGTTCTGGGGCACCTTCTGATGGCCCAGGAAACGCATGAGCAAATCCTCCGCTTCTTCGGAGGGTCGAGCATAACCCTGAGCCGGAGTGGGTCCGTCCTAACGGTGAAATCAGACGGCGACCAAGTCGTCTTTGGTCCCGACGGTTTGGCGATGTTCATCGACATGCTGACCGATCAGCTGAAGATCATGGAGCGCCACGAATGAGGCGTCCCCAACACAGGCTGACCAGGCAGAAGGACAGCCCTGAAACCCGCCGGCTCAAGTCCGAGGCTGCCAAGGCAGCGGCCGCTGAGCGGCTCACCCGTAAACGCTGGTACATCACCCTGAACCTGAAGCCGGCGCCCATGCACACCGATCAGTATGGCCGACTCGTCTACACCAAGCAGGCCTGGCCCAAGCTTTTCAAATCGGAGCAAGCAGCCTGGGATTTCGCCAGCTCAATGACCGGACACCCTGGTAAGGGCATCTGGCATGTCCCGCCGGGCTTTCGAAAGGTGGTTTCCTACTGCCTATCGACCAAAATACTGCCTGCTTAAGCCCAACTCACCACCGACTAAGTACCTACAGAAGCCACCTTCGGGTGGCTTTTTCTTTGGCTATTTCCCGACAGACACGGACATCAACCATGGCTGCTCTCGCCTATGTAGAACCCTATGTCGACCCTGAGGCCACTAAGATGGTCCACCAAGTCGAGCTGGAGAAGCTGTTCAACAAGAACCAGCTGATCCCTCGCATCCGGCAGGAATTCCAAACCTGCGACGGCTTCGACTTCTCCGCCTACATGCTGGAGAAGGAGATCCCGTTCCCTTTCGGGTTCGACTTGCTGACCCAGATGGCTCTGCACAAGCGGACCACCCTGCCCATCCTGGTCGGCGTCCTGCGTCACCACTTCGACGACAGCCAGCTGACCGCGGATATGATCCTGCGGGCCGCTGAAGCCGACCTGGTGGACTGGAATCCCGAGCTGAGGATCTTCGTCGTGAAGTTCACCCTCTCGGCCGACGTCCAGGAAGAGCTGGACAAGTTCCAGTACCCTCTGCCAATGGTGGTCCAACCCAAGCAGGTCACCTGCAACACCGACACTGGCTACCTGATGACCGGCGGATCGGTGATCCTGAAGAAGAACCACCACGATGACGACGTCTGCCTGGATCACCTCAACAGGGTGAACCGGGTCAAGTTCGCCATCGATCTCGACACCGCCACCATGATTCAAAACAAGTGGCGGAACCTTGACAAGCCCAAGGCCGGCGAGACCAGGGACGACTTCGACAAGCGCAAGCGTGCGTTCGAGAAGTACGACCGGACCGCTAAGGACGTCATCGCCCTGCTGATCCAGGAGGGCAATGAGTTCTACCTGACCCACAAGTACGACAAGCGGGGACGGGTCTACTGCCAAGGCTACCACGTCAACTATCAGGGGGCGGCCTGGAACAAGGCCACCATCCTGCTTGCCGAGAAGGAACTGGTCGAATGACCAAGGAAGAAGCCCGACTGCTGGATGCCAGTATGGCTCGAAACCGAGCACAACGCATCGCCGAGGAAGTCGCTGGCGTCGAGGCGGGCAAAGCCCAGATGCGAGCAGAGACTGAACACGATAGCTGTCCGGCCTGTGGCGCCCTGCCTTGCGACCAGGTCAACAACCCCACCAGACCCCCAGATCCACCCTTCACCTGGCTCCCAGGCCTGCCCCTCAACGTCGTCCACAGCAGCGAGCCTGGGCACTGGACACGGGACTACCGACCCGACCACGTCATGTACTTCGCCGGCTGGACCTGGGATCGAGCCAAGAACCAGCCCGACATCTGGGTCTCCGATCAGTGGCCGCCCAAGGGCAACGGCGACCTGACCGACGGCTGGGCTGCCGAACATCTCACGGTGGCGCACCATGGCTGAGACCGAACAAGAGAGCCTCGACGCCTTCCACCGCGGAATGGACGAAGCGCTGAGCGATCCGAAGATCAACCCCGCCATGGAGAAAGCTAAGGCCTCGATCCAGGCCCTCAATGACTCCCGGCCAGCACGAGAAGCCCTGGCCGAGCAGGTCGGGCGGATCATGATGATGACCAAGGACCCGACCGTCATGTTCCCACGGGACACGGCCGGCAAGCCTCCGGCCCCTATGCCGGCCATCACCTCCCTGCTCTACCGGGTCTGCGACAACGACCAGACCAAGTTCGAGGAGGCCTGTCGCCTCGTCGAGCTGTTCATCGTGGCTGCCTTGAAGGAGAAGACCAATGGCGAATAGCCCCGTCTACATCACCCTCGGCAACGGCAAGGACATCGGAATCGACGGCTACGGAGAGCTGCGGATCGTCAACCGCAATGCCCCCAAGGGGAGCCAGGTGACGTCCCTTGGGATGGCCACCAAACAGCGGATCGAGGACCTGAAAGGCTACCTCGATCGACTGTCCATCCACGCGGTGGATGCGTGAAGACATTCCTCGGCGGAGAGCCCATCCCCGACGGCTACCTGGAAGAAGTCCAGGAGCTGATCACCACCGCCTGCGATGCGGAAGATAAGTTCGACGAATGGGAGCTGGAACAGTTCTCGGAGAACTGGCGAAACGAACGACAAAAGAAACAAACCGAGCAGGAGTTCCGAGAGGAATACTTTTGCAAACCACATACTGATTAAGACCTAAGGCCCTTCGGGGCCTTTTTCTTTGGCCTTTATCCTGGAGATAACCATGGCTTTCCAAGAATTCACCGGCCGTGAGTACCTGAAGATCGACATCGCCAGCAACTTCGGCCTGGACAAGGAACCCTGGAACGATCGCCTCGCTTGGTTCGATCAGCACGAATCCGGCCTGGAAGATATGATCCAACAGGCCAAGGAACCGGCCCTTTACTATGCCGGCGTCAAAGCCTGGCGCCAGGTCATCCAGGGCCAGCCGATCGGCTACATGATCAGCCTCGACGCCACCAGCTCGGGGCTCCAGCTGCTGGCTGCCCTGACCGGCGACCGCCTGGCCTCGCAGCTCTGTAACGTGGTCGACACCGGCAACCGGGAGAACGCCTACTGGGGCATTTACCAGGAGATGCTGACTCGTATCGGCGGCGTCGCCCAGGTCTCGCCTGAGCAGACCAAGAACGCCGTCATGACGGCCCTGTACAGCTCCACCGCGGTGCCCAAGCGGGTGTTCGGTGAGGGCGCTCTGCTCAACACCTTCTACGAGACCCTGAGTGACCTGGCTCCCGGAGCCTGGGAGCTGAACGAAGCCTTCCTCACCATGTGGAACCCCGACGGCCTGAGCCATGACTGGGTCCTGCCGGACAACTTCCACGTCCACGTCAAGGTGATGAGCCCGGTGGCCGACACGGTCCACTTCCTCGACGTCCCTTACGAGGTGACCTACAAGGTCAACGCTCCGACCGACAGCGGCCGCTCGCTGGGCGCCAACACCATCCACTCTATCGACGGGATGATCGTCCGTGAAATCACCAGGCGCTGTGACTTCGATCCCCAACAAGTGCTCGAAGTTCGAAAAGCTCTGGCTGGAGAGCGCTCAGGACATGGCCAACGGACTGACCGTGTTCAGGACAAGCTGGTCGCCAAGCTCTGGGATCACTATCGAGCGAGTGGATACCTCTCTGCTCGGATCCTCGACGTCATCGACCACGACAACGCTGGACTGATCGACGCAGATCCGGTCCTGGAGCTGATTGCCAGCCTGCCGGCCAAGCCTTTCACCATCGTCTCGATCCACGACTGCTTCCGGTGCCTTCCCCACTACGGCAACGACTTGCGCCGGCAGTACAATCTGCAGCTCCAACTGATCGCCAAGAGCGAGCTGCTGAGCTTCCTCGTCTCCCAAATCGTCAATCGCCCAGTGGGCGTTGGGAAGATCGACGAGCATCTCTACAAAGACGTGGCGCAGGCTAACTACGCCCTGAGCTAGTCTTCCTCAAACTTGTAACCAGTAACAACCCTGACCTAAGACAGAGCCAATGCCCGTTGACGAGCGGGTGTTGGCTCTATTTCTTCGCGAAGGACAGATCAAATGAGATATCTGCTGGCGTTCCGCGCCTCCGACAAAGACTTGAAGGTCCTGGCCTACGGGACTGCCCTGCCGGGCGGCTACACCGACGCCGGGAATTTCTACCACGATGGTGGAGGCACCGACGTCGAAGACGCCAACCCGGCCAATCACGTCCTGTTCCACGACATCCGGGACAAGCTCTACGCCATCGGCGAGCTGAACATGCAGGCCGTGAAGATCAACTTCACCTACCTGACCGGCATCACCCTGGTCGCCTCCGACGTGGCCATGAACCTGAGCTCGGACACCACCGAGCAGGCCACCATCACCTACGCCCCGACCACGGCCTCGAACACCGACGTCACCTACAGTTCGAGCGATCCGACCAAGGTCACCGTCAGCGCCTCCGGTCTGATCACCGCTGTCGCCCTGGGCACCTCGGTGATCACCGCCAAGTCAAAGGATGGTGGATTTACGAGCAGCGTGACGGTCACCGTCAGCTAATCAAGTCCAACTAAAGTTATCTCTAGTATAATATCCTATGCAAAAGGGGCGTTGCTTTGTATTGAAGCAACGCCCCTTCCCTTGTTGTACTAGGATAGCTGCCGATGGACGTGACCTCTACGAGCACTCCTCCGAACAACTTTGTGGCCTTCAACGTCACGACGAATTCTCCGATTTATCCTGCGCCGACTCCTTTCGCAGGCGCCGAGGCGCTGCTGACCGGTGTTCCGGCCGGCCGCTACATCTACTCGGTCCAGTTCACCGGCACGGCCACCGTCGCCCTTCAGGCCCTCATGCCGAAGGCCGCCCCTGCCGACGCTGACGTCTGGCTGGACATCTCCAGCAAGACCGCGACCGGGACGGCTGAGCTGAACATGGCCGGCAACGCCACCCTCCGAGTCCACGTGGTCAGCGGCACCCCGGCGAACCTGGCCGCCAGCATCGGGCGGTTTGGCTGATGAGCGTCGTTCTCGGCAACTCCGGTCTACCGCTCGTCGCGGGACAGGTTCTGTTCCCGACGGTCCTCAACACTCTGAGCCTGTCGAACTATTCGTTCAGCAAGTCCAGCCCCGCGGGAACCGTCATCGGAGCCGTTCAAGGCAGGACGACCGGCTCAACACTGTCGATTTTGCCTCTCGATAATCGAGTGGCTATCGACGGTCTCAACAACCTGATCGTCGGTCTAGGCATCGCTCAAGAAGGGGCGTTCGTCGTTACTATCCGTGAAGCTGCTCCCAATGGGACGCTGAAGGATACGACGCTCTACTTGAGCGTCACAGCGGCCGGCGAAAGCATCGCCTCTAACGCACTGACCTATGGATATCAGGGTCCCTTCTTGACGTATCTGGGTCAAGTCCTGACCTACGGAGCCGCTCTATGACCGATTACACGCCGCTTTCCCGCGACATCCTGGAAGCCATCGGCGGCCGGTATAGGGATGCTATCTCCTACCGAGCCCTGAAGCTGATCAATGCTTTCAGGGATGGTCAGCTTCCGCCTGCCCTGATGGCGTCGCCTCCGACCGTGTCCGAGAGCACCGATGTCGCCACCACCGGCAAGTCTCGCCTGACCGGCGGCGACTACACGAGCGGTTTTGACCTGAATGGTCAGTTCGTTCGCCCCCTGGGTGGGGGTTTCCCGGCCGGGTCGACTCCTATCTTGGCTCGGGCAAACCACTTCGGCGGCGGCTTCGGCATCGCGACGAACTCGGATGCCTTCGAGTTCTACAGCCGAAGCGGCCTCTACACGGTTCTCGTCCGCAACCAGGCCACCCGGCTGTGGGAAAAGATCAACGCCGACGAGTACAATACCTCGACCGGCGACAAGGTCCAGCTGATCGATTTCGGCTCGTTCGCGGATCGGGAGATCCGGGTTCACAGCGGCGACATCTCGCAGATGTCGTCCGTCAAGGTCCGCCCGACCTACGACGTCTTCCCCCTCCGTCGCCGTCCTCGCGTCTTCGTGATGGGCGACAGCTACGTCGAGTACAAGGGCACCCTGTCTCCGGTCGCCATTCCGCTCGGTGGCTGGGCCAGCCGTATGGGCCTGTACGCCGGCTGGGACGTCATCCCGGCGGGTAAGGGCGGCGAGGGCTACACCGCCTCCGCCTCGGGCCGCTACCGCACTCGTATCCCCCAGATCGCGAACTACGTCAGCGATCTGGATCTGATCATGCTGACCGGCGGCTACAACGACACGTCCGCCACCGATGCGGCGATGACCCTGGCGGTCAGCGAAGACATCCAGCTCGCCCGGTCCTACGCGCCGGACACCATGATCGTCGTCACGGCGCCCTTCACCAGCAGCGATGCGGCCGACACCAAGGTGGCTGCGGTTGCCGCTGGTGTGGCTGCAGCCATCGCTGCCGGGGTCAAGAACGTCTACTACATCGACACCGTCGCCAAACGCTTCATGACCGGCACCGACAGAACCAACGCCACCAAGTCGGGCTTCGTGACGCTTTCGGCTCCCCTGGTCGCCGGCACCAATGCCACTCTGTCGGCCCCGTTTGCCGGCTTGGGCGGCTCGGACACCTACACCGCCTACTTCGACGACGGCACCACCAAGACCGCCACCTTCACCACCGGAGCCACCACGATGACGTGGACGGGCAACGGAGCGGTGACGGCGGGCGTGAAGGTGTTCTACGCCAAGACCATCCCGACCATCGCCGGCAACTTCGGCCGCATCCGGGACAGCGGCGCTCACATGTCCCAGTACGGCCACGACGAGATGGGCATCCGTTACGCCATGGCCGTCTACGACCTGCTGTACAGCCTCGTCGTCTAAGAGACCGAACCGGAGAGATCCGGGAACCAGCCTCGAAACTAGCGCCTCGCTCCATGAGCGGGGCGTTTTGTTTTTTCGGTTGGTTATAGCCAAGCCATTGACTCAGAGGATCCAAGTATCGCATGACGACGGACGACAAAAAGCTTCGTGGGTTCGCCCACATGCAGAAGCACAATCCTGAACGCTTCGCCGAGCTCACCCGTAAGGGTGGCGCCTCGGTGGCATCCGAAAACCGCAGCTTCTCCCGCAATCGAGACCTGGCCGCCAACGCCGGTCGCAAGGGCGGGTCGAGCAGCACGAAACAGACCCAGGTGGCCTAAGGCCGCCTTCGGAGAAGCTCGTCTCGATCCCTAGGCCATGAGCCAAAGGACGGACGAGCTGCTCCTCCAGACAGGTAGAGACCATGCACGACCGCAAGTTCAGCTTCTACGGCGGCAAAATCATCAACCGCGTGTCGGGCGTGTCCATTCCCGAGGACGAACCGGTCTTTATCTTCCGGGCTCGGGACATCCACGCCCTGGAGGTCCTGACCCTTTACCGCCAGCTCATCAAGGATGAGCACCACCAGGCGGCGGTGGAAGAGAGCATCGGCTCCTTCTTCGCCTTCACCGTCGAGCACCCCGAACGGATGAAGGAGCCGGGCACCAGCCACGACTTCAAGCTGGCCGCCGACTCTGCTCTCCGCTGATGGTCGACATCGTTCGGGTCCTTCGGATCATCGAATACGTCGGCCCCAGGAACCTGGTCGAAGCTCAGATCGAGAAGTCGATCCAAGGCCAACACCTGGCTCACGATGGTCAGCTCGTCATCCGGGCAGCCACGATCGGCTCTTACCCCGAAATCCTCGACACCATTTCCGACGGCTTGACTGAGGTCGCCGTCGACCGGGAGACCCTACCTTGACCGACGAAGTCACGGCCCAAAGCCTCTACAAATGCACGCCTCGCCAGGCTCGCAGCGCCATCATGGACTGCATCGAAGCCGGCCTGGTTCCCTACATCCAAAGCTCGCCCGGCATGGGCAAGAGCTCGATCGTCAACGACATCGGCAAGGGCTTCAATCTGAAGGTCCTAGACGAGCGCCTGTCCACCAGGTCCCCCGTCGATCTGGCCGGCATCCCCGACTTCGTCGAGCGGGATGGGCAGCGAGTGGCCACGTTCACTCCCTTCGACGTCTATCCTCTCGACACCACGCCCCTGCCGGCAGGTAAGGACGGCTGGCTGCTGTTCCTGGACGAGTTCAACGCTGCGTCCAAAGCTACCCAGGCGGCCGCCTACAAGCTGGTTCTGGACAAGAAGTCCGGCCTCCGTGACCTGCACCCCAACACGGCCATCGTCTGCGCCGGCAACCTCTCCACCGACCGGGCCATCACCAACCCGCTCTCGACGGCCATGCAGTCACGCGTGGTCCACATCGAGATGGTTCTCAGCCACCAGGAGTGGCTGGAAGACGTCGCCCTGGCCCGGAACTACGATCCGCGGATCATCGCCTTCCTGAACTACCAAAGCGGCTTCCTGATGGATTTCAAGCCGAACCACAACGAGAAGACGTTCTGCTGCCCCCGGACCTGGGAGTTCATGAACAAGCTGGTGAAGGACAAGGAAGTCACCGACGCCAAGACCAGCCTCTACGCCGGCACCATCACCAGCGGCGTGGCCGTCGACTTCGTGACCTTCACGAAGGTCTATCTGAACATGCCCAACATCAAGCAGATCCTCTCGGATCCGGCCGGCATGTTCGTCCCCGCCGATCCGCCGACCAAGTGGGCGGTCATCTCCCACCTTATGGACAAGGTGGACGCCGCCAACTTCGCCGACATCAGCATCTATGTGAACCGCTTCACCGCGGAATTCCGGGTGCTGTTCTTCCGTTCGATCATCGCTCGACAGCCCAAGCTGCGCACTCACCCTGAGTTCGCCAAGGCCATGAGCGAACTCAGCCGCTACTTCAACGGACAATAACGATGCTTCCAGCTCCCATTGAGCCCACAGAGATCGATCTGGACCTGCTCAATTTGGAGCTGGATCGCACCAAGTCCCACGTCTTCCGGGATAAGAACGCCGGCTTTCTCGGTGCTTTGATGTGTTACCTCAACTTCATGTGGGTTGAGGACATCGACACCGCCGCTACAGACGGGGTCAACTTCTACTGGAACCCCCATTTCTTCCTCCAACTGACGGCTGATACCCGCAAGACCGTCCTCATGCACGAGCTGTGGCACGTCGCCTTTCTGCACATGCTGCGGAAGGGTGATCGAGACCACCTGACGTTCAACTGGGCCTGCGACATCGTCATAAACAACATGCTGGAGAACGAGGGCTACTCGTTCGAAGGCATAGAGAGCTGCTGGAAGGACCAGTCCTTCGGCCAGCAATCGGCCGAGGAGATCTACGACCAGATCTGCGCGAAGAAGCTCCATCCGCCCTGCAACAACCCCTTCGGGGCCACCGGCAAAGGCACCGTCACTCCCGACGGCAAGCCCCTGCCCCAATGCGACATGCAGGCGCCCTCCAACGGTCAGCAGCAGCAAGCCATCAACAACGTCATCCAGGCCGCCCACAGCGCTCGGATGACAGGCCAGGCTGGCTCGATCCCGGGGGAGGTCGAAAAGACCCTGAAGACCTTCCTGGCGCCCATCATCCCTTGGGAGACGGCGCTGCACCGGTTCTTCCAGGACCTGATCGAGCACGACTTCTCGTGGCAGGTCAGGGACCGTCGCTACAACGACGTCTACCTGCCGGGCGAGATCGAAGACCAGGGCCGACTGGAGCACCTGATCTACTACCTGGACGTCTCTGGCTCGGTCTCCGACGCCCAGGTCATTCGGTTCAATTCCGAGGTGAAGTTCATCAAGGACACCTACCAGCCTCGGAAGCTTACCCTGGTCCAGTTCGACACCCGGATCACCTGGGAGAAGACCTTCCTCGAAGAAGACCCCTTCGATGAGCTGGTCGTCATCGGACGAGGCGGAACCCATCTGGGTCCGGTTCGGGATCACATGATCCAGAACAAGCCCACCGCGGCGATCATCTTCTCGGACCTTCAATGCGTCCCTATGCAGAAGCTCCCCATAAAGGTGCCCACCATCTGGGTCGCTATCGCCAATCGATCGGCCTCCGTGCCGTTCGGCGACATCATCCACATCAAGGCCTGACCATGGCTCGAACCAAGCTCACCAAAGTCAACCAGGTCCGCGACCTGGTTGAAGAGCAGGCCTGCTGGAGTGGCGGGATCGAACACACCTGGAAGGGCTCCGCCCTGGTGTCTCCTTGGCTCCTGGAGCGCCTCGTTTCCCTGGCGTCGTATGCTCCACAAGCGGAGATCGACCGACTGAAGAAGGCTTGCGACTCCTGATGGACAAAAAGCAAACCGCGAACGTCCAGACCTTCCTGGAATGGAACCAGCAGCACCCCGTCATCTCCGGTCAGGCCTTCCCTGGAGGCGGTGCCAAATACGTCACCAAGGACGGCATGTCCTTCAGGTTCACTCTGGAAGAGTGCCGGTCCATGGACATGCCCAAGTGGGATTTTGAATGATGGTCATCAACGGCGACGATCTGCTCATGGCATCCCCGATTCGGGACATGCTCGACACCAAGACCCGCTACCAAGGGGTCTCCCACGGCCTGGCCGAGGTCGGATACGACATCCGGCTCAAGCAGGAAGTGACGTTCGATCCGCACCTCAACGTGGTCACCGTCCGAGATCCTGCCGGCCCCAGCCAGACCAGGCATGGCCGCTTCACCATCGCTTCGGCCATGGAGGAGTTCGATATGCCTAACGACCTGGTGGGCATCGTCCACGACAAGTCGACCTGGGCAAGGCGTGGTCTTTCCGTCTTCAACACGGTGATCGAGCCAGGGTGGAAAGGATTTCTGACCCTGGAATTGGTCTATCACGGGTCCGGAAAGCTATTGATCCCTGCTGGTTCGGGCATAGCCCAAGTGGTGTTCCACAGGACGTCATGTCCTGCCACCTACGAGGGTAAATATCAGAACCAAGGAGATCTGCCGGTCGAGGCAATCGCTGCCTGAGTAAATCTGTCGCAGTAGCGACGAATTCGCTTGGACCAAATCAGTTTCTAGTGTGACAAGGGAACGTCAGTAACGTCTGCGCGTTGCGACGCCCCCTCCGGTCTCTCCTTCTTCGCCACACCCCCCGGGCAGAAGAGGAGAGGCCGGTTCCCTCACATTGTAGTCCTAATCAACGCCGCCAGAATGCTGCCGTATTCACGGCTGCTCGGGCGCAATCCTGAGGATGAGCCATGCCTAAGCGTCCAGAAGCATTCCCTGCTCTCATGAAAGCAGGTTCCGAGGCCAGCAGGCTGGCCTACAATCAGATCACGATGACGGCCACGGGCAATGCTCTGTCCCAGATCGCTGCCGGCCGACGCTCCATTCAAATGACCGGCGCCATCGACGGTCACCCCAAGCGTTTCGCCTTCGCCTTGAGCCAGGTGCTGGCCAATCCGGTGGCCCGTCGGGACCTTCGCGAACTGCTCGACAGCTATGAGCCGGCGCCGGCACCCAAGGACACTTCCGAATGATCGGAGCCAGCACCTCCAACAAGGCGCTGGCTGAGGCGATCGACCAGGTCCTGAAGACCAACGGCTTCAACTCTCACGACATCAATGTCCTGGAGGAAGCCGCCCAACGCATTCGGGAACTGCCCGACGAGGAATGAAAATGGGCGCTGAAGCTCACTACGACGGCTCCGCCCCCCTGAAGGACGGAACCAAATTCAACGACATCTTCGACCTCTACGTCGCTGGACCAGGCTGGCCGGATGACGTCGTCGAGGACGGGGCGACTTGCTTCGAGGAGTCTCAACACGGCCACATCCACCTCTCCGTGGAAAACGGCGAGTTCATCTACTCGATCGACGCAGACGTCACCTCGTCCTGGCCCGACGATTTCGAGAAGATGTTGGACACGGTCGCTACTCGTTTCGCTTCGGCCGGCTGGACCAGCATGGAAGACACCAGGCCTGTGTGGCGCGGGCCGACCTTTCTGGCCTGCGCCGAAGCTCGCTTCGCCTGGACCAAGGCTGAACTGGAGGCGGCGACGGATCAACATGAACGGGCCTGCCAAGAGCTCCGCCTGCAAGGAGGCACCCCCTGATGCCCGTTTTCAAGGTCAACATCGACCGAAAGGTCGTCAACTGGGATCGATTCACCCGGTTCATCGAAGCCGACAACGAAGCCCAGGCCGAGGAAATCGGCAACAAGCTGGCAGACGAGGCCAACAACAACTGCCCCGACGACGCCGGCCCGGGTAACTTCGACAACGAGCTTGAAGACTGGGACGTCAACGACGTCGAAGAAGCCGAGGAAGAGGACCTGGCCTCGGCCACGGACCTGGAACGGCAGCTTCTGGATGCCGAGGACGGCGAGTAATGACCCATTTCCTCGCCAGAGATCCGAAAGCCCATGCTGAGGGCAATGCCGGGAAGAACGTTTCTGACTGGTGCGCCAACTGCAGCGCTCCGTTCATGGACCACACTAACGGTGCGTGTCCGGAGCCCGACTGCGAGGTCTGCGGCGGAAGCAAGATCGAGGAAATTTCCTCTGGTCACGGGACCGTCACCGAGGTTCCCTGCTCTCTGTGCAGCAACGACGCCGACTAACCCATCTCGCTGCCTGAAGCAGCGATCCACCCCGCTCCGCAGAGCCCAAAGGGCCAGGGGCTTGAGTCAACAAGACAGGTAGACCGATGGACCTCTTCCACGTCATCGACGAAGGTGCTGTGATCCTTCGGATTAACGGCACTTATACGCAAAACACGATCTTGCGGCGGGGATCCAAAATCTACGCCGAAGTCGGCAAAGGCAGCTACGTCGAGCTGATGAAGGGCAACGGAACCTCAAAGCCCAACATCTCCTGGCTAGATGTGGAAGGGCCCAACGTCACCTGCATCGATCGAGATCCCAAGTGGGTCCAGCCAGCAGCTACCAAGCCGCTGACTAAGGCCAAGTCCAAGCTCAAGGTGGTCGGCCAATGAGCCTGAAATACGTCACCGTTGACAAGTTCGCGGCCGATAGCGGCTATAGCCCCGACGCTATCCGGAACAAGATCCAGAGGGGCGTCTGGCTCGAAAATCGCCAGTACAAGAAGGCGCCCGACGGGCGCATCATGATCGACACGGTAGGGGTTGAGAAGTGGGTCGAAGGTCAACTGGAACCGTCGAAGCAAGGGCGAGCAGCATAAGGCTGAAGTTCACCCACCTGGGTGAACGGCAGACCGAAACGCTCGACCTGGCTCCGACGCCAGCCAACATGAAGGCCGCCAACCGACTGATGGCCCGGATTTCTGGCGCCATGGAGGCCGGGGTCTATCGTCGTGAAGACTTCTTCGAAGCGAAGGCCAACGGCAAGGTCACAGGTCGAACCCCGTTCAAGACCTTCGCCAAAGACTGGCTGGCCACCCTGACCGTTGAGCACGGCACGTTCCTCCACTACCAGAGCTCGATCAACAAAATCTGGGTCCCTGCCCTGGGTGAGAGAGCGATCGAAGACGTCCGTCAGTCCCACATCAAGACCGTCATCGCCGAGCGGGCAAAGTCCGTCTCCGGCAAGACGATCAACAACGACCTGGTCCCTCTTCGGGCCGTCCTGGAAGCCGCTGTCGATGATCAGCTGATCGCCAACAGCCCGGCTGACAAGATCAAGAACCTAAAGCACCAGAAGCCCACCCCCGATCCGTTCACCGTCGACGAGATGGAACGGATCCTGGCGGACATGAAGCAGCGCCAGCCTGTCGAGGTCTGGGCCTATTTCGAGTTCGCTTTCTGCACCGGCCTTCGCCCCAGCGAGCAGATCATAGTCAAGTGGGGCAAGGTCGACTGGGCCACCAATCAGCTGCGGATCGACGCCGCCAAGACCTACGGTCGGGAAAAGGGAACCAAGACGAGCACGATCCGGGACGTCGACCTGACGCCTCGTGCTGTCGCTGCCTTGGTTGCGATGAAGCCGGCCACCTTCATGAAGGGCCTGGATCACCCGATCTTCTGGAACCCGGACACGAAGAAGATCTGGGCCTCCGAGCGGAACCAGCGAGAGGTCTATTTCACGCCTACCCTGAAGCGACTGGACATCCGGCTCCGGGGTGCTGTCCAGACCAGGCACACCTATGCCACCACGGCCCTGATGGGCGGGATAAACCCGGCCTACATCGCCAGGCAGATGGGCCACTCGACCACTGCCATGCTCTTCCAGACCTACTCGAAGTGGATCGACAGCGGAGACAAAGGCCGGGAGGCTGCGAAGCTCGCTGAGCTGTACGCGCCCAAGCAATTGTCCCCGAATTGTCCCCGCACTGGCTGACTAAGTTGAATTCATTGAGGGTTTAGGACGTATACTGGAGGACCTGAACCTCCTCAGAAGACGATCCAAGATGCCCTCAGCCATAAATAACCCAACGAATACGGGGCCTGAGTATGGCTCCAGGCATCATCAATCGTCTTAATTGTCCCTGGAATTGTCCCCGGGATCGGAGATCCCCATGGCAACCCTATCCATGAAACAGGATGAGCTGCGACAGCTAGTCCAGAGAGCGAACACGCTCCGCGGAGAGATCCAGCTGGAAAAGCAAGAGCGCCTTCAGGCGAGGCTCAACGAGCTGACGCCCCACCAAAAGAAGGTGCTGGGCATCCTATTCCACGGTCAGCGGAACATGCACGACTACGACTACGTCTGCCTCTACCGCCGAACGATCGAGGAAGATGCACGCCTGACGAACATACAGGTCGGTCGTGCGCTGGGCGCCCTACGTCGTTTGGGGTTTGTCGCCCACCATCGGGGCTTGATGAACGAAGACGGCCAGACGGCCGGCTCAGGCTACTGCATCACCGAGGTCGGCACGAAATGGTGGACCACCGTTGAGGAGCCGTCGACATGATCTCGATGCACCAGAACAACCGAGAAGTCCTGACCGACGGCAAAACCGTCTGGGTCAACGACTACGACGGCATTTGCCTGGGTCGCTTCTCCTCGCTGGGCGTGGACGTCCACGGCACCTCCGAACAGCAGATGGCCGGCACCCATTGCGAGGATTGCTTCAAACTCAATCCAGCCACGCCAGACGCCGACTGGATCCGATTCGTGGAAAGCATGAAGCGGATCCACGAGATCGACATCCTTTCCAGCTTCAAACCCTTGAGCCACGTCGGCCAGGCCATCGAGCAGGCCTACCCCTTCGGCTACCGGTCCGAGGACAGCAAGCCGTGACTCGGCGACGCAACACTCACCCCGTCAGTCTGTCGGCGCATTCCGTGAACCAGAAACAGGGCCAGATGCGCTGGGCCTGGTCCGCTCTTTCGGGATTCTTGTCGCCGGAGGACCAGGCAGCCTTCCGAGCCATACTCGATCGGACAACCGACCGTCTGAAGGCCGAGCACGAGACCTATAAGGCCTTCCATCGAGCCGCCCAACAACCCAGCAAGGGAAGCCAATGACCCAGGATGATCTCGATCTACGGGCCGTCCTGGAACCTCATTGGTTCCGGGTCGAGGCCAGGCACTGGTCCAACGCCGACGAGTATGGAGACCACTCCTACACCAGCTCCGAGCTGATCGTTCAGCCGATTGCCGTTCTCAAGCACACCCCCAAGGGCGCCTGGCTGCACATCGGCTTCAGCGCCAAGAAGCTG